CGTGACCTTGGAACTTTTAGTGTTTCCGTGAACACTGTTATCGCTGTTAATGACTTTGTATTTAGAGATGGCGATTATGATAGCAAGCTTAAGGGCTTACAAGCATGGTTACCTGCAACTGTAACTTCTACTGGATTTTTTGGTATGGACCGTTCAATTGATAAAACAAGACTTGGTGGTATTCAGATTTCTGGAACTAACAAGCCACTTGAAGAAGCTTTAATTGAAGGAGCATCTCGTGTTGCTCGTGAAGGCGGACGAGTTTCTCACGCTTTTATGTCTTATGCTAAATATGCTGACCTTGAAAAAGCATTAGGCTCTAAAGTTGCGTATGTTGAGGTTAAAGCCAACACTGAAATTGGTTTCCGTGGCATAATTGTTAATGGTCCTCGTGGCATTATCAAAGTTATGGCTGACCAAAACTGTCCTGCTGATAAATGCTTTTTGCTACAGCTTGATACTTGGAAAGTTTACTCTTTGGGTAAAGCTCCTAAGATTCTGAACCTTGAAGGTTTGAAGTCTCTACGTGATAGCGACGCGGACAGCGTTGAATTGCGTGTGGGTGCGTATTTGCAGTTGGCATGTCACGCGCCAGGGTACAACGGCGTAATCCAGTTTTAATTCAATAACTTAGACACTTTTTAAGTTTTAAAGGCCTTACAGAAATGTAGGGCTTTTTTTATTTGACGCAGCGCGTTTTATGTGTTAATGTTTAAGTATTACAAGGAAGTAATATGAAAAAACCAGCAGTAAACCGCATTGATATGACAGGTAAAACTTATAACTCTTGGTTAATTATTAGGCCTTTGGAGTTACTAGGTAAACAAAGGCTTTATTGGGAAGCAAAGTGCTTAGAATGTAATAACATTTTCTCAGTAGAAGGTGCTAGTGTAAGAGCAGGTCTTTCGAAGCGTTGTTCCGGCTGCGGCTGTAAAAATAGTACGGCGAGACAAATCGGTAAAATTAAAACAAAAAGAACACCCAAAGAATCTTCGGAACACTATTTCTACCTTAGGGAAAAAAGTAGAGCAATTAGATACGGGCGTGAGTGGACAATTTCAAAAGAAGAAACGATTTCACTGATATATGATAATTGTAAGTACTGTAAACGCGCACCCTACACAAAATCCAACTTATTAAAAAACATGGGCCTTAATCAAAAACGGCTTGAGGGCGCAGTAATCACCCGTAACGGCATCGACCGTATTGACAGCTCGCTAGGCTACGTCTCAGGAAACGTCGTAACTTGCTGCAACCAGTGCAACACAATGAAGCTGGATTACGTTGAATCTGATTTTATAGCCCATTGTAAGCTTATTGCTGCTCAAAACCCATAAATATCAGTATAAAGCCACCCACATATAAATACTCCACTATTGTAATGGCTCCGGCAATTACGCCCGAGACTAAACGAAAAGGTGATTATCATGGCAAATAGAAATTTCAATAGAAAGCAAGCTCTAGAAAAAGAAGTAAAAGAGATTTATGCACGCATAACTATAGCTGCAACAGGCGCTCCAACACTAGTTGCGGCAGATTCTAAAGGCGTAGCAAGTATTGTTCGCGATAGTGCTGGGCTATACACACTAACACTTTCAGATTCATACAATAAACTTCTACACGCAAGCGTAGACGTTCGCACACCAACTGCTGAAAACATTAAAGTTAATTTAGTAACTGAATCAGTAGCATCTGCTAAAACAGTACAGTTTAGATGTGTTGCTATTGGTGTGGCTGCAGACCCTGCATCTGGCGATATGCTTTATATATCACTACAACTTAAAAATTCTACAGTTTAAATGATTGTTAGGGGCTTTGCGGCCCCTATTTAATTAGGAAACATTGAAAACTAAATGTTGCTAAAGCGCAACGAACCAGGAATCAAAATGTTAATGTCTGATGACAAAAAAAAGTTAGCAACCATTATTGTAAATAAAGCCAAAAGCGGTAAACCAGAACAAATTTCTGAAGTGCCAATGGTTGACGGCGCAGAACAAGACGACAGCATTGCCAAGGAAACTGCGGCTGCCGATTTAATTTCTGCCATAGAATCAAAAGATGCTAAGGCTTTAGCCGCTGCATTTACTGACCTAATGGAATTATGTGAATATTCTGAACCGGAAATGCCAGAATCATCTGAAATGGAGTAGTAATGGGTACAACATTATTACAACTTAAAACTGATGTTCGTAATCGGGCAGATATGGCAAACAGCCTGTTTGTTTCCGATGCCGAATTAATAACATATATAAACGGTAGTATAGCTGAGCTTCATGATTTATTGATTGGCTCTGAAGACTATTATTTAGTCGAGTACTCGGTTAATACTATTGCCAATACTGCAACGTACGCGCTGCCAGCAGCATTTTATAAGTTGAGGGGCGTTGACATCCGGCAAAATTCTGGTGACTGGCAAAGCCTACGCCCATTTAATTTTAATGAGCGAAACTCAAGTTCGGATACACAATCTAGTAACGGCCTTCGCTATAGATTGACCGGTTCAAATTTAATGTTGTCCCCGGCACCCGTCGGCGTTTATGAAATTAAAATTTGGTACACGCCCGTAGCCACAAAATTAGCTATAGACGCAGATATCTTAAATGATGTTAACCAGTATTCAGAATACGTAATAATTGATGCGGCAATTAAATGCCTTAATAAAGAAGAGTCGGATGTGTCTGTTCTATTGGCAACAAAAGCAGACTTACGTAAACGAATTGAGAATATGTCAGCTAGCCGCGATGCCGGACAACCGGAAAGCATTAGTGATATATACGCCGAAAACACCGACTGGGCACCATTCACCGACTAGGAGACAATATGTCCTTTAAAAGTTCATATATTTCGGCTCCTGATGTTTCTAAACCCGAACAGTTACAGCGAGCCATAAACACTTTACAGCAAAATATTAGTGACGCTTTCAACGAAGTTAATCAAAATACTGTGCTTGATAATGTTGTTATTGCGAATGTTACAATAAACACGTCTGTAACTATTAATCATGGATTGGGTAGAGAACCTACCGGCTACATCATCATAAAAAAAAGTTCAAATGCAAATGTCTGGAATGGAACAATCAATAGCTCGACAATAGCGTTAAACAGCTCAGTTTCAACCGTAATAACTTTACTAGTATTTTAAAAGGCGTTAACCATGGCATTACAAAAACAAAAAGTCCCCTTGGAGTTAACGGCTGGTATAGATACCAAGTCTGATGAGTTTAATAGCGTATCATTTAAGAATGTTGAAAATTTTAGGTATAATAAGCCAGGCGCTTTAAATAAGGTTCCGGGGTATACAGCTTACTTAAAAGACCTGTATAACTTAGGTAGCGGCCAACCAGCAATAACCGACGGTTCCGCAATATATTCTTTTAAAGACGAACTCCTATTAAACACTTCAGAGCAATTCCTAAGCTATAATGGAACCGTTCAAAAATGGGTATCCAAAAACTACAGTAATGTTAATAACACTAGTTTTGCATCTCCAATTAGCAGAACAGGCATTACTTATGTAAATACAACTGAACTTGAAACTATAAATTACATTGATAGGGATACAGTACCAGACTACTTCACAAACACACAATATTCAGCAGTTGTTGCGGCAGACCCTGGTTTAGGCGGCATAAAAATTCAAATATACGAAAATGCAGCAAGCGTTAAAATTTTAGATTCGTTTATACCAAATGCAGCTACACCCCCCTATGATAAGCTTTCCCCAACCAATAGAAACGTAAAAATTGTAGGTATATACAATAATAATTTATACATAGCTACTTATCTATCTGCAGCCGCAAACACAGTTTTTTACATTTACGATTTAAGCACGCCAAACACACGCCCGACAACGGCTTCGGTGGCCTTTCTTGATTTTGCGATTTGCGCTTTAAATGAATCTACCGGCGTAATTTATATGGTTGGAAATAATGGTACTACTATAAGGGTTGGCTCCTTAAACATTAATACTTTGGCTTTTGCGTCTGCAAACTACGTACAAACAATCAGCCAGATTCCAAGATTCATTGATTTATTATCTAGTAATAGTACCTTCAGAGTCACAGGGGAAGACTCGACCACAGACAATGTTCACACTATAGTATTTTTACAATCCACATTAGCAATATCTGTAGCACGCGTCTTATGGGAAATTGCAAATTTATTCACAACCTGCAATGATGGTAACAACACCTATTTAATACATGGAAGGAATACTACTGTTTCTGCGTTTGGCGACGGCACAAGGGTTGAAGCACTCAATGCAACGGGCGTGACAAACATTTTAGGTGGTAATCTTTTTGTATCTGGATATTGTGAGATTTTAGGCAAGGCATTGTATGACTCTGGTTACATATACTTTAATGCTTCACAAGGCCAAGTATCTACAAAAAGCGCATTTGTGCTTGTCTCTAAAACCAACAGCACAACATATACAAACAAGTTTAAAGTAGATGGCTTAACCACAAACACTAATGCAGAAATAATCGGTCAATCGGGGTATTTTAATACAACAGTTTGGAATGTGACAGGGCCAGCTACCGGCCTTTATCGAAATATAAAAATATTTAAGGTTGATAATACGCTAAAATTTATAAATGTTACGCTAGCCGAATTTTATTCAGGGGACAATGCAAGTTTTGTTGAATATCAGAAAAATAAAGTATTAGAAGTAACACACAACATTTTGAATAATAAAACTGCCGAAGTTGCCACCAATGATTACCTAATAATACCATCGTCCGTACCTAAAATGTATGATGGAAGAAATCTAGTAGAAAATGGGTTTACTTGCAGTCCTAACTTTATGGCCGCTGTCGATTTTTTCGGTGTTGGGGCGGGGACTGCATTTCCAACCGGAGTATATGGTTTCGCTGCGGTTTATAAATGGCAAGACAACAATGGGAATTTTCATTATTCCGTACCTGAATTTATCTCTATGACAGTAGGCATTGCAAATTTGCTAAGCGTTACTATGGATATACGAAATTTAGGGCTAACAACCAAAGACGATGTTTATATTGAACTTTATGCAACGCAGGCAGGTGGCTCTGTATATTACAAAATACCAAAAATTATTTTAAACAATAAGTA